CGATCGTATGCCGCGCGCAATAAGCGGCATGTTGATCTTACGGCTATGACTCCAGTTGAGTTTGAGGGTAAAAGACTTGAGAGGGTCTCTGTCAAGGAGTATCTGAGATGGGTTCAAGTAGAGTCTAAAAGACACTTTACAGAAGAAGGACAATATTTGGCCAATCAAGAGGCGATTCCCAACAAATGTGAAACGTGTTCTATGTTGTATTGTGATTGTCCATCGGTGTTGAAACCAACTTCTTGTGGAAATGAAAATGTCACATATCTGCCAAGAATGGATGATCGCTGTAATGCGAATTATTGCACTCGCTGTGAGGCCCACCATAAGGATGAAGCCCCCGTTTTGGAACCACATACTGGTGAATGGGAGTATTATTCTGGTAGAACTCGAGGGTTTTTCCACCGACGTGCGGAGAACTTGCAGAGACATTATGAGCGAGCTTTGACCTCTTCGATTCTTGCCACAAATGCTGTGTGCGTGTGGTGGGAGAAGCTAGACTTCATGCCTGAAAGTTGGATTTGTCATCCCAGGGTTCTGAAGTTTGGTCTCTTCTTTTGGAGAGAAAACATAAAAAGGTCCCTTATTTCTGGAAATAGCTTCTTCGTGTTCACCATGATTGCACTAATGTGGTCTTTCCCAAGACTGTCACTTCTGTGGTTGTCTTTGACTATTTTTATGTGCTACTGGTACACGTGTGCCACCATCCAAACTTACAAGAAGATGGTCCGCAATAGGATACTTGAATTGAAAGATGTGGTGCGTACCTACACTCAACAGTGGCAGTCCAAATACGCCATCATTGGGTTAGGAGCTATAGGAATCATTCTTGCAACAATGAGGACAAAGTATACAAAACTTAATGTTCAAACCGGTCTGAATCCTGAAAACATTGGAGAGGTTGATGAACGGAATGACCGAGTTAATCCTTGGTTAGTTGTTGAAACCGTCCCCCTTCCAATGTCTGAACCTTCTAAAACTACCACCTCTGACAATCTGGCCTCTTCAATGAAGACGAATCTAGTAGGTGTGGTTTCTGACAAGAATAAAACAACTCTTGGATTTTATATAACATCGAATTTTATGCTCGTTCCAACCCACTTTCTCCGCGAACATGGAGATCGTGATGTCAGCATCAGGTGTTATAAGACCGAACCAGGAAAAGTAGGAAGTTATTTTAAAGACAAGATATCGAAGGCATTTCGAGTAGATATTCCCTTAACCGATTTTACACTTTGTTTCGTCACGAGTGGAGGATCAATGAAGGACTTTCGAAAGTTCTTGCCTGAGGGAAACGTTCTGAAGAGAACTCCTGCTAAACTGGTCACTCGCGAGATTATGGGTTCATCACTACAAGCTATCCCTATGTTATTTCGAGGAAGCAGTCGAGTTGCGCACACCCAGACAACTTTTATGGGAAGTTATTATGACTTGCCCATCGAGACGCAAGCTGGGATGTGTATGTCTCCTGTTATCAGTGATGCAAAGGGATCCATGATTCTTGGTTTTCACCTAGGTGGTAAAGGAAAACTCGGTGGTTGCGGCACACTCACTGTCGACCAGGTTAACCATGCCATTGGTGAGTTGTCTACTGTTGATGGTGTTGTTTTGTCTGCTTCGTGTGGGGATTTGATTCCTAATATGGGCGATTTTCCAACGGAAACGTTTGGTAAGTCTATTTTCAAGGAGCGGAAATTCATATGAAGAGTGCAACACGGTACCTCACAGAAGGAGCTTGTATTGATGTGTACGGAAAAACAAGTGGAAAGGCTACGCCCCACAGCAACGTCTCGCCTACGATGATGTCTGACGCCGTCGAAAAAGCATTTGGAGTTCCCCAGAAATGGGGTCCTCCGAAGATGAAGGGAAAAGGGAGATTCCCTTATCAAGCTACACTTGTTCATGCTGCTATTCCAAGTTTGCCGATTGGAAGTGTTTTGGCTAAAGCTGTCAGGTCCATGAAAGAATTAACTACTGGGCTAAAGCAGAAAATACCAGAACTTTTCAATGCGAAACCATTGTCGAGAGTTGCTACAGTTTTGGATTGGTCGGAGTCAAGTTCATTGATGCCATGAATTTCTCATCTTCCCCTGGTTTTCCATTGTCTGGTTCTAAACACCCACTTTTGGTTGATTTGGATCCCAAGGATCATCCAGAAGTCGGCAAACCCCGTACTTTTGTTCCTGCAGTGTGGGCGGAATTTGAAAAGATTGTTGCCATTCTACGCGAAGGCAAGAGATGTTACATGATTTGGAAGTCGTGTTTGAAAGATGAGCCTACAAAGTTGACAAAGGACAAGGTGAGAGTATTTCAAAGTGCTCCGTTAGTTTTGCAGCTTCTGATAAGGATGTATTTCCTTCCGATTGTTCGAATTATTCAGATGAATCCAATTCTTTATGAGTGCGCCGTAGGCGTAAATGCTGAAGGATTGGAATGGGAAGAACTCTGGGAAGCCGCCATGAGTAAAGGTAAAGATCGCGTCCTTGCTGGAGATTACAGTAAGTATGATGTGCGTATGCCTGCTCAAGTCACAATTGCAGCTTTTGACATTTTGATTGATATTGCTGAAAAATGTGATGGGTACACAGAAGAAGACATCCATTTAATGAGAATGGTTGTTAATGAAATTGTGTATCCGGTGATGGCTTATAATGGTGAATTGATTCAATTGTTTGGTACAAATCCTTCAGGACAAAACCTAACAGTCATTATCAATTCATTGGTGAATTCTCTATTGTTGAGGAGCTGTTTCTTTACGAAATATCCGGAAAAGGATTTCAAAGAGAACTGTTCTTTCTTGACATATGGGGATGACGTCATTGGAACTGTTGATGAGTCATGTAACAAGTTCACTCACATTACATATGCTGAGTGGCTTGCTGAACATGATATGAAGTTCACCATGCCAGATAAGGAATCGACACCGACTCATTATATGACGGAGAAGGATGTTGATTTCTTGAAACGTAGTTGTGTATTTAATGAAGACTTGGGACGGAAGGTTGGTCTTCTTTCAGAGGATTCAATTTTCAAACGTCTTCATTCACATCTGCTTTCAAAAGAGCTAACCCTCGAAATGCATAGTGCTCAGAATATTGAAAGTTCTTTGCATGACTGGTTCTATTATGGTCGTGATGTATTCGAGGATAGGCGGGATAAGCTCCGTCGTGTGGCACAGGATTGCGAAATCGAGCACCTGTGTCCTGCTCTCAATGTTTCTTATGATAAGCGTGTCAATCAATGGCGCCATAAATATCTTGGAGAGGAACTAGAGAGCGATGA